CGTCCAAGAATATTTGCCAAGATTGATTGCGGATTTGACGAAGGTATAGTAAAGAGAGCCCGCACCACCACCCGCGTCCTGCAAGAACCCGGTCAATCGCTGGCCCATACGTCCAAGATCATTGTTAAAAGTACCCTTATCCGCTATTTCGATCGCCTTATTCAAAATCGGTATTGGTGGATTGTTCACAAATTGGTTAACAAAGCCACCAACATTAGTTACCCCGCGTTGGTGTGCTTGGTACATCGCTTCTGCGTAGAGATAACCCTTCTTCATTATCGTTTTAGCAAAAGCATCGGCTGCAATCAACGAATCGCGTTGCGCGTTGACGCCCTGCCCGGTCCATCCAGGGATAACGTTACGCCCTTGCGATTTGACAAAACCTTCTATCCAACCTGCGCGTAGCGCATCACCAATTGCTAGTTTCATGCCTTGTGTGTAATAAACCGCACCGCGCGGATCACCGCCAGCTGCGCGCGTAGCGATCGCCATCGATGTAGAAATAGTATTGCTAACAGCCGCAGGTACCCACGATGCTGGCAACAATAGGTTCTGCCAACCTTCCTTAGCGATGCCCCACCAATTCGCGTTGAGTGATAGGAAACCCTGTTGGTTATTGAGTGTGAACTTAGCCGCTTGCCTGGCCGAAAGCTGTGCCATATCTCCTGCGAATGTCTTGATCGCCGCTGCGAAGTCGCCCTTCGCAACGTTGGTCGGGTCCCAATGGATCAATAAGTCTTGGAATGCTTTAGTAAGAACCGTGCGATCTGTAGAGTTAGTGAATAAGCCAGTCGCATATTGCATAAAGGCGGTCTGGTCCGCGAGAGTAGCGCCTTCCTTAGTAGCTTCCTTCGCAAGTTGCGAAAGCTGCGCGCCATGTTCTTCCAGAGCTTTAAGATTTGCATAGAAATTCCTCGGACCCATCACCTTGCGACCCGCGATTCCACGCATCGAATTTATATCTCTACGTGAAATACCGAATTTCCGCATCAACGGCTCTATAGCGTCGCGAACGGCACGGTCGGAGAGGCCGGCTGTTGTGTTTAGGTGTTCTACTACAGAATCGGAGAAGGCTTTGGCCGGGGACTTGGCAGCTTGTGCTACTGGCATAGCTACTTTTTCTGATACTTCGCGAATTTGCTTCAACCCATCTGCAACCTCAGTTTGCCCGGCCACCCGCGCCGATGTTTCAATCACTTCATGAGCATTTTTAACGCCGTCCATCGCAAGGCCATCTGCAACAGCGGCCATTTCATCGATCTCTTTAACAACTGCTTTGGAAAGGCCGGGCGCCTCTTTTCCAGCTAGCTTCGATGCGGCAACAGCCGCGCCACGCACGCCCCTCCCGACAACTTGAGCGCCCGCCCCGACCGGCACAATTTGAACTCCGAACCACGCAATCGAATTCAATGTACGAGCTAGGCCGGGCGACAACCCGGCCGCAATTGCCCCTTCCTCTACATTCATACCAAGTACGCTACCCGCACCATGCGTGAGCGATCCCCACATACGCATTGCGCCAAGCAACGATCTAACGTTGTTCCAAACTATGCCTTTGTCTTCGCCAGAAGACGCTTGACGAAGCTCATCCCAACCTTTTGAAAACTCCTCTTTCGCAATCTCCCAAGCTGCGCCCATCGATCCTTCGCGAGAAATCGAATCTTTAAGTGTCACCCGCGCCTTCTCGCGAAGCATCCAATTGCGCTCGCCCGCGTCCATATCTTGGTTGTGATAGGCATTATTGATTTGCTCGACAGTAGTGCGACGCAACGCGTCTTCGAATTCAGATGCCACTATCGTCTCCCGCGTCTAAGAGTCTCAAAATCTTTTTCTTGTTGAGTAGGCTGCCGCGCTTTGCGAGCATCTTCCTTTTGTTTGAAAAAGTTGTCTAGAAGTTGTTGAGGATCGGCGCCCGGATTCTGACGTAGCCGCTCCAACAACTGCCCGACCTCTTTTTCCTTGACATTCGGTGTAACCGAACGCATCATCGGAAGTAATGGCTTCATCCGAGCATCGTAGCCCTGACGTACCGCCCGCTCTTTTTCATGCAACTGACCTTGTGCAAACGATACATCAGAACGGGGCCGGGTGACGTCAGCCGTATATTTTGCGTTAGCATCTGTACGCTTAGCTGTACTAAGCTCCTTTTCCTCGCTCGATAGATGCTCCAAGGCTTTCGAATATTCCTTGGAATAATGCCCTCCATTGGTTACGTAGGCATCGAGTTGCTGACGAGCATTGTCAATCGATTCCTTCCAAACGCCAAGATCTGTCTTATCTCGACGATAGTAGGGATCCATGATCGCCCGCACCGCAGTATCACCGACTACTGGATTCTCCAAAGCGTGTAATAGAGCGGGCGCATGCGTAGCATCGATCATAGGAAAGCGCCCTTCGGCTACGTCTTTGATAAAGCTATACGAGATTTCCTTACGATTGATCGCACTCACCGCCCATTGAAGCATATAAGCCTTTGCTTGGTTATGTGCTTGCTCCCAATTGCGATCGCTAGACGCGATACGCTGATTTGCGCCTTCTGCGATCTTCGCTAGCTTCTCCTGATCTGCGCCCGCCCAAGCCTGTTTCTCGTTTAGCTCATTGAACTTCCACGGATTAGTAGTTGCATAGTAGCTAGCGTTCTTGAGTAAAAACTGCTGATGGAAATCAGTCCTTTCCCTTGCGTATGCCTCTTCCTTTAAGAACCCTGTCTTGTAAGCATCGTCAAGCAATTGCTGCCATCGTTTAATGGCGTGCTGTTGAATATTCTCGCCCTGAGCGTTTACTGCATCAGGAGCGACAGTTCCAGCTTGCGTCGACAAGGTTTCCTTTGCGACTTGGAGGCCAGCCACCGTGCTATCGGCGACTAGCTTGAGCCCCCGGCCCCTCGCATTAATGAATTCCTTCGGCTCAACAACTCCGAGGTAGTTGCCAAATGCATTCTTAGCGCGATCGCCGATGCCGGGCTGGGCCAACACGTCGTTGACGAGCTTTGCCCGTCGTTCTACGAACGCCCGCTCGTAGAGGCCAGGTTGCTGGCGCAATATGGGATCGCGTTCTAGATCCTGATGAATCTCATCAATCCCTGCTTTATATTGCCCCTCCATCGTCGTAAACTGTAAGTCATCGACCTGATGTTGGAGGGTGAATTGGACATTGGCGAACGCCCCAAACTCGCGTTGTGCTTGGTGTGCGACAGCTTGCGCTTCCTCAAAGCCCGCGGCGGAACCGCCATAGCGCGACGGGGCGTTAGCAACGGCTGGGGCTTCGGTAGCAGTGTACTGTTGGATTTTAGGCATTAAACGCCACCACCACTAGGCGCGTTGTAGCGCGTGCTACCACCGTACTTATAACCATAGTAAGCCGAAGTCGCGCTACTAGCAGCTGACAACACCCCTCCCGCGATTTCAAACGGGATCGCGCCGCGGGCGGTGTCACGGCGGAACTTCGCGATGCGTGCCTCAAACGCCCGCGACGATTCTTCGATCTTTCCAGTCCTACGCACGTTTAGTGCTTCCATCTCTGCTTGCTGCGCGAAATCCAGTTCAGCATACAACGGAGTGCCTTGTGTTAGGTCAACGCCGGCCGCTGCCGTAATCGCCTGTTGTTTGCCGAGCAACAACTGCTGTTTGCGACGTAGCTGCTGTTCTTGGTAAAGCGCCGATTCACGTGCCTGCTTCGCCTCCTCCTCTTTTTGCTTGCGGATTGCATTTGCTTCCTCTGCTTGCGCGTTGCTTTGCTGCACAGCTACATAAGTACCGACGCCCGCTGCCACTACTGCTAGAACTGCGGCGACAACTCCCGCAACTACTAAATGCCGCGCCCGGTCGTCAGTTAATCCGAACGACGGGCAGCTACGATAGCAGCAATTTCCTCGAAGGGTACCAGGGGCGTAACCCAAGTCGTTCCAAGCGCGTTCACGCATTTAGTTGCTCCACACTTTTCTGCAACATGAATCACCGCTGCATGGTGAACATCATTCACGATAACGAAACATTTAGCGCCTTGCCGGGCGGCCGCTAACAGCCGCGCCTGATGTAGACGCAACATCAATCCCTTTCCTCGATAGGAGGTCACCACCTCTGCACCAGTACCATAGGCGTTCCCCTCGGGATCGAGGCGATGGGAAACATGGCCGATGACTTGACCACTGACAACCGCTTCGCAACGGGTTTCTCCATCTTCTTCGCGCACACTAATTTCCGGACTATTAACAACAAGCTCGTAGCGCACAACATCTTGACGATCCGTAGTGAATTCATGCGCCGTCCCTTCGGGTTCAAAACCAAATACTTCGATCCAGCGACGATGTTGCAACTCATTAGCGAGAACAATAGCTTCGACTCGATGAAGTTGATGTGCGCGGATAATGTCGCGTAGACAACGCCGGATTGTGCGAGTCATCCAGACGCGGTAGCGGAGGATAATCTCGCTGCCCAGGACAGTCCAGGCATGTCCGACGCCCGGCCATATAACAGTCACTCCCGCCGCGCCAATAGTCTTGTCGTCAACCATAGCAGTGAAAGCAGGCCCAATATGGTTGCGATGCCATCCAAGCTCAAGACCGACTCCCACGAAACCATCTAGATGTTCCTCTAGAAACGGAACCACAGTTGGTGTTTTCATGAGAATTCCCCAAATTCCAATTCACCAAACAAGGCGAGCACTGTCATAGGATAGGGTTGCGTTTGGCGAATTGTGATACGCCCCTCTGTGTTTGGATCAGTATGGTATACAGGAGCATCGCCCGTGAACATTGGGACAACTTCTGTTAACACCTCTTCTGCAACAAACAACACACCATCGGGAAGAAGCTCCGGATTGGACGAAGGAGGGCCGGTCGGAGGGCCGGGCGCTACTGCAACTGCACCGAAAAAGAATGTGAAATAGGGTTGCATTAGGTAACGATCCGATCGGGTGTCGGAGGGTACTCGATTGGATGATCGTTAATCTCGCCACCCACAGTCTCGAACAGCCGTGCCCAACACTTAATCCAAGACCGGGTTTGCCCCTCAACCATATCGTTAGGAAAGGCCGGCCGCATCGTTGTTAACGTACTATCGTAGTGTAAGCCAACCTCCGCAGTCTGCGAAGCAGGCTCTAGCAATTGCACTTCACCGTTGGTTACGAAGCTAGTGCCACGATAGCTTCCATCGGTTATGACGTCAACTTCCATTCCTTCGAGATGGTTCAAATTGCCTAGTACCGTTGTCGGAGTGCCCGCCAAGTCGTAGACACGGGCGCTATCCGTTTGACATGAAGTCCAAGGCCGGGCGGCCAACTCCTCAGCATCTTCCTCGAACAATTCAATATAGCGTTTGGCTTCGCCATTGACAATGCGCTTTACAACGACCCAAACATGGTCATGCTCGGAATGAGCGCCCGATCCGGGAATACAAGCTACTGACTCAAATGTTCCATTAGTGACTAAACGAGTAAAACCGATCACCTTTTCATGGTGAAAGAAAGTCAAAACAATCAATGTACCATCGTTGCGCACGAAGTAGATGCGCGGATGCATACGCTTTTGATAGGCAATTGGGCCTGGGCGTACGCCACCTTCGGTTATATGCTCGGATGCCCCTGTTAGCTCCAAAGCATCGTAGCCATCCTCTTCCAAGCTAAAAGCAATGGAGAAAATCTCGCGCCCGCCCCTCTCGACAAAGATAACGCGACGTGAGATAACCGTAGGTTGGATGTGCATGGAGCCATGCTTAGTAATCGCAGTGACCAATGGGATAACGTCGCCACCCAAAGGCTCGTCTGACTTACCGCCAGTAACGCGATGTTCGGAACCGCCCGTCCCGACAAACATATCAATGTTGTCAGCGATCCATTGAATGATATTCAGGCCGCGCGTTGCCATCGTATACTCGATAGCTTTGTCGGCTTCGAGGCCAATCGCGTAGTTGTCGAAGTCATCGCTTGCAGATAGCCAGAACGTCGTCTTTTGGGTAGGCGTAGCCGCTTGCGCCAGCCGGCCTTGGTAGAATTCGCCTGTATGTGGATAGCCAGCAGTAGCGGACCACGATGGAATCTCCAATGACCAAGCCCCGGCCGGCGCTGCCGATGGGTTAGCACTATCGGTTCCAGTCATCACAGATAGCAACTCTGAAGTTGCATGTGTAGGATCAGTAACAGTTTTGATTTTGAGCAAGCCGGCGTAAACCTTGATAAATTTGCCAATATCGGCCGCCCGGAACGCACTAACACTCGCAACTAGGTTTACCAACGAGCCTACTGGCTCTTTCTTATCAGGATCAAGCGTAGCTTGTGGCGATCCTCGTAGAAACCACGATCCAGATGCGATAGCATCAGTATTAGGAAAATCATCGAGAATATCGGCGCGAACATCGTCGTTTGGATCGCCGGTGTCGCCCGCGCTCGCGCCTAGGCTTGTGATAATGGCACGGCTACTACCGTAGATGACGAGCCGGCCTACGTCACCCGCGATGAATACCGCCGCACTAGCGTGAAAGATAACAGTTGTACCAGTAACGGCGCCTGGCGTTAGCGTTGCACCTCCGGATATATCAGTATCAGCTTCGAATGAGGGAGGGGCGTTGTAACGGATTGGAAGTAAGCTCCAATTGGTATCGGAAATTCGTGAAAGCTTGTGTTGAGGGATATTTTCATTGAATAACCACATCACATCGACCGATTGCGTCGTATGAATTTCGCGAAGCAGGGCTTCGTTATAGGGTGTTGCTAGCTCGACACCTGCAATTCGTGAATTACCTTTGTAGATGCGCGCATAGTTGTGACCCATTTCGAGAATGTAAGCATCATCCATGCTCGCTTCAAACGGAATTATGATTGTATCGCGAGTATGGTCCTTGACTTCGCCGACAAAGCGAAGGCCGGGCCTTCGAGTGACACCGCCCTGTCGCAACATTAGGAAATTTTCGGCAACTTTCATCATTTCGAAGTAGCCAGCTAGATCCGGGCGCCCCTCGATTAATGGCGAAGCCTCGCCTTTCGAGAAATTTGTCAAAATTGGCTTACGCGAAGGCATCTATTCCCGGCCCCAGATCAAATCATCTGCTTGGTACGCAATCTGTGTACCCTCTTGCCCGTCGAGTGCCAGTGCCAATGGCAGTAAAGCGCCATAACCATCTTGGAACAACGCCCGCGATAAGCCAGGATCTTTACGAATCGGCATAGCCAGCTTGCTAGCCAACCACGATACAGCTGCTTGATAGAACAACCCGTCCCATTCGTCCGGGTTTGTGCTATCGCGTGTATACACCAGGCGAACCTCACCATCGTTGGTGTAGATATTGTCGCCCTCGACCTTGTAGTACCCGGTCCAAGCCATCCAACCGAACTGAGTCATCTGAAGATTGACAGCGTTGCCATTGTAATCGCGAATAGCGACGAGGTCGCGGGGTAGTTTGTAAGCATAGGAAAATTCAAAGATAGGTACGGTAACGTTTTGTACCAATACAGCACGAGTTTCAGCGAATTTCCAACGATGCATTCGCAACATTCCCCGACGGAGGGGCGGCCAAAACCGTTTGCACCAGTTTGCGTTTATCGTACCTTGGTCGATTCCCGTAATCGACTCACTAACGCCCACCATTCCGAGTGCATCATTAAGGAAATCGGTTTCGCTAGCCATTAATGTGGAAATCCTCCGATTGCCCAGCCAACACCAGGAGAGCCAACACTTCCAGCCACGCCCTCTCGTATAGCTACAGCTATTGCTATAGTATCATCCGCTGCACTAGTAGTCCAGCCGTAGCTAACACTTCCACTACTAGCGATCGAAGTACGCCTAATCAAGCTTATCAACTCTGCACAACAAGGGTTACTTTCCAGTGGATCAGTGTAACCAGCTATAGGCGCAACGTTTCCGAGAGTCACATCGCCGAAAATCATGACTGCTGCTATAAACGTATCGACTGTAGTTGTCAGTGTACCACCAGGATCGTCTAATGAATCACTGCTAATAGTATCGGTATCCTCCACTGAAGTATCCGTACTGGCAGTGACGGTGATCGAACTGCAACGTTTTGTCGACGCCCCGCTTACCGTTACGGATACGGTTTGAGCGCCCGTCGGTACACTAGCACCCAAGAAATAACCATACACACTACCCGTCTCACCGCTACTTTTTATAACAGGCGATCCGGAAACAATCGTAGTAGCAACACCACCATATGTGACGTTGGAACCCGCTCCGATTTCGTTCGCAGTACTACTGAACACAGCACAGAGAATAAGGACACCGCGAGGGGTGCCAGATGGTGTATGCGTCCAAGAAAGGTTTCCTGTACCAGCCGCTCCGATGTTGACTACATCAAAAGCGATTGCCGCATAACAAGTGCTCGGCAACAGTGTAAGTAGGAGTGCTGCTAGTAGTCGCTTCATCGCCGCAATCTCCCGCGATGCCAAGGTGGACCGGGTAGTTCGGGTGGATTAGCAATAAATTCGTAAGTACCAAGCTCCCAACCCGGCCCTTGCGGTCGGACAGTACCATCGTAATCGATTGGTGAGGATGGAAATGTTCCACTATTTAACTGCGTAGCTTGACTCTCTCCAGCATTTATTGAGCTTACGCTATTAATTGTCAAATGAAAATCTCGCCCGGCCTGGTTGACGAAGTTTGGATTATAACCACCAATTTGCCAAGAATTTGTACTACCCGTAACATCTGTACTCGTACCAAAATCGTTGAATTGGAAAGTCGTATTTCCATAACTAATGTTGTTACGTAGACGTGTTCCGGAAGGCACCGTTTCTCCAGATACGCCTATAACGATACCGCCTTGAGGATTGTCAACAACAGTGTTATTGTAAATACCTACATTAGTTGGCGCACGCCGGAGCTTGAGCGCCCCTCCACCCGCAAAACCAGTACCCCCACAACCCCAAGCTATGTTATTGTAAATTAAGATATCAGCTCCAGAAATTCCAGCTGATGGTTGAACTAGAATACCTCGCCCGTTCGTGTTATGCATCAAATTTGAACGAACTACGCTACGATCTGTACTCTCTATTGCGTCATCACTAAAAAGATGAGCTAAATAGCCCGTACCGAGGTAGGCTTCGCAGCCTTCTATGAGATTGTCTGCCCCAGCCGGATATACACAATGCGAAGCGCCGGGTGACGCAGTGTAGGTATAATCGTGACCAACACAACGTATAAACTCGTGATGATGCCCGCCTGATACAACAAAAATGCCATTTCCTAAGTTGTTGTGATGGCCGGTACACCGATCGAATCGATTGTGATGAGCAGCCGTAGACAAGTTACCAGCAGTAGATACGGTGCCAACATAAGCACCCTTGGCTCCACTCAAAAAATCGAAAGTCAGTTGCCGAATTATGATATATTGTCGAGCGCTACCAGTATGATGAAAAGCTGGATCAGTAGGTGGTTTGATTACCGGAATGTGTCCAGAATCAGCACCCACAATCGTAGCAACCGCAAACGATGTACTTGCCGGAAATTGATGAGTAACGTTAAAGCTTTCGGCATAATCGCCCGTCCGGCCAAGTACCACATCACCATCGTTAGCAACCATCTGCGTACGCGCTTTTTCGTAGGTACGCCAAGGCAGCGCACTAGAGCCATTGCCCGTAGTATCACTTCCGGTTGTCGCGACATAGAATGTGTCAGCTACGGCACGGGCGGGTGGTACGAAAGGTATCGGAATCCAACCATCGAAATTGGAGATCCAAGCAGCGTAGCCAAGACCCGCGCCCAGCCCCCAACGTAGGAAAGTTCTACGATCAAGCCACGCCCGCTTCTCTATTGCACAACGTATACAACCGTGCCATACTAGATGAGTAGTTGCTGCCAGTGTATCTAGGGTATAATCTTCGAAGCCTGATTGGTCACACTTCTTGCAGCGCCATTCGATCATCTGATCGATTTCGCGCAATGTAATTTCATGTAGATGTGTAGCTTGCGGAATATATTTAGTCTTTGTACTAAGGAAACGTTGCTTTATTTCTTTCCATGTAACCGATTCTTCTCCGACTGGTACAGTCGTGTGATGCTCGCATGGGGCGATTGTGTGTTCGTAAAGCTCAGTAATAGCGTGTACACGAAGGGCGGGCGACACCCGTCCCCTAGCTGCTTGTGTCACATATTGACGCCAGGGCAAGGACACTTCTCCACGACGAACGATACCGCTTCCTGGCTCTGGTTCCAGCAGTCGTTCCGTGTTAAAACGCCGCCAACGCTGCAATGGAGTCATGCGAGCTAGATCCCACAAAGTAGGGTCGTTGTGCCGCAGTTGTCGCTCACTCACATAGGGAACTGGCTTAGAAATGATTGTGGGTGCCAGCTTGCTAATCTGCTCGCGTGTCAACGCTGGTGCTAGCGCCCGGCCTACTAATCTGCGTGTCTCTAATGTGTACATTGATTCTCAGTCGTTAGTCGTGAAATTGCAGATTCCTTCTGCTGCTGCCATAGCTGTCGTACTATTGTCAGCACTAGTAGTTACGAAGCGAACCGATAGTGCAGTTGCGAAACTTCCACCATCGACGCTAGGCATGTACGAATTTCCTGCGTTGGCCGGCAGGTAGAGAGTTACGATTGGTGAACTAGCTGACGTAGGAGAAGCTACATTGTACAAATGAGCCCAGGCCGGCGTGCTAGCATTGCTATTAGTACAGCTAGCATGATAAAGAATCTTGGCGCCCGTCCCAACCTGAGTAGCATCTTGGTTAGCACCGCTAGCTGTCTTTACTCGACGGAGTGTTTTGCCAACCTCACGAAGCGTTACAAACATGTTCCCTTGCAGGTCAATGTAACAGGGATTCTGGTTTGTGTTAGTAAGAGATGGCGCGCTAGATACCGCAACACACGGCAATACAGGCGTCTTGGCAGTTGCATTAGTAGAGTTATCCGCGCCTCCGATTAGAGGAGTGCCATTACCGTAATGAACATTTACCGATTGGGCAACTACGCTAGTCGGAACTAGAAATAGTGCTAGTGTTAGTGCGAGAATCAGCTTTTTCATTTTGCTTACACCTCCCCGAAGTATTCAAGCTTCTGCGCGGCGACACTAGCTATCGCGTGAATCACATTCAAATTAGCAACCTGCAAGTCTTCGATCCAATCGCCCGGACGCAAGCCCAAGCCGTTGTTCAAAGTTAGTCCCGTAGTGCCAATGTCCACCCTAGCAGTTGGATCGTTTGTCGGCAAGGCGCGTATACGAAATCGGCGTGCCACAACAGAAACTGATAAAGCGGCTTCAGAACCAGTTGCCACTGTCACGACTCCACTAACTACTGCAGTAGCATTTAGTTGAGTTACTTTCACAGGTAAGCCATTAGCTTCAGTTATATGTGTCTGCACATTCGATTCACCGTAGGCCATTTTGGTGTATGGCCAATTGTGCAGACTCCCGTCCTTATCGACTTTGAATGGGACCGGGCCGCCACTTCCTACGCCGCTAATTGCTTCGTCTGACATTTCGCTAGTCCTTTGCGATCCGTAGGGAGCAGCCCTTGCCGATCCATTGTGATATGTTTATGTCATCGGCCGGGCACCCATGCAAGCACATGCCCATTGCTTCGAGAACGCCGTCCGGCCGTAGCATCATAATTGACATGCCCGGATAGCGTATCTCCCATGCCTTGCAATAGGTGGCGCCCGGTATTCCGATAACGTCGTCGATTCGAAGGTTGTGGCAATGCAACTGCATTCCGTTTTTCACAGCCGTACAGCATTGCCCACAACGATTGCACTCACCTTCGAGACGAAGGACTGGAAGACTACGTTGTGCCATCGTCAGTGATCTCGACCCAAGCGCCCTGCGAGAACGCAGCGGTCATGAAACGTATAACTCGGACGCAGATAACTCCAGCTTGTGTGACTCCACCATGCGCGTAAACCCAAGTGTTGTCACCGGCCGGGCCTTTGGCAATCGCCCTTGCGTCAGCTGCTGCTACCGTGCTAAAAGCTGCCATGTCGCTCTCCCTTGTCTATCGTTGAAGAACTCGCGTGTCCATCCCGACATGCTACGGACTACGTGACGGAATTCTGGCAAACGATTCATCTCTGAAATGACTTGATTGCGAATGCCGGGTTCTCCGTGCGGAGAGTAGTTGATGCCGTGGCCCTCGAAAAAGCGGCGACAAGGACTACCCGGACACCCGGTCAGGATAATCGGAGCGCAACCCATGATCCATGCAATTTGCATTGCGAAATAGCCTGACAAAGCGAATAGCGGATTTAGCTTATCCCAATCAAACCAGTTCGGATTCTCATCTAAAAGCTTTGGCCGAATGTTATAGGAATGGAAACTGATCTTAGTTTCGTGTTTAGGATGGATGTAGCGGACCCAACGCCATGTTTCGAGGTTGGGCGCGTGCAACGAACACCAGTGGTCAACATGTGGGAGGAACATGCCAACGTCGTTGACCGCGAAGATCAAGGCAGTTGGGAAGGCCGGGCGTATCTCATCGAGATCGAGGAAACAAGAGTGGGCACTGCCCACGATTATAGCGGCCTGGCCCTTTGCGCTGTCTATTAGACTAGCGACGTTGCCATTGCCACTATAACCGTGAGCCTGCCAGGAGCTTCCATATGTGCCCATTCCTGGCATGTTGAAGTTAGCCATTTAGGCGACTGGCAACACCGTGAAATGACCCTTTAGGATCTTGCCAACGGTGATTGCCGCGCCCGCATCTACCGCGACGACGATTGTTTCCGCGGCCGGGCGATAGTTGTAGGCACCTACCGCCAGGCCCGTTACCGACAGCCCGGTCGTTGCAAACGACGTTGCCGCCAAGTAACGCGCGGCCGAACCAGCATCGCCGAGTGCGATTGTCACCGATGTTCCGAGTCCGTCAGTGATTGCGAACAGGCCAACTACAGCAGCATTTGCCGGCAGGCGACAAATGTTGTAGGTATCGGCGATGGTCGCTGGCGAGAGCCCGATCAACTCGAACGGAATCGCAACCTGACGCGCGTAGACGTTACGAGCATCTTGTAGATACTTGTTGACCCACGCGCTCGCGTAACCCGCAGTGTCACGAAGGACAGCTGACATTGTCGTTTTCCTCCTTTCCCTTAGTTTTCTTTCACGTCGTTAGAGACAACGCCACCTTCCCAGACACGGCAAGGCGCCATCATCATCGCCTGACGTACCTGGATAGGCCGGGACTGGAGGTCAACACGCACATCGATTGTTGGAGGGCCGGCCGGACGGCCAATAGCAAGGCCGAGTGCCGACTTGTGGAAGTGAACGACAACACGCGCGCCCGCACCGGCACTACCCAAAGGCAGCATCCGGCCCAGCACTGTCGTACCATCGGTTGACACGACGTCTGGGATTTCAACCCATGTGAAACCTTCCCACACGAGTCCATTGATCGTGCCGCGATCGTGGATTTGGTTCTTTGTGAAGTCTGACGATGATGCCTGCGTGATCGCCATTAGATCGCGAACCTGGCCGGGCGAGTACAACGTGATACGCTCGCCAAGCCCTTGTGGAACACCTGACTTCGACAACAGTTCGTTGGCACCGATAATGTCAACCAACGCCCACGCTGTCGAACCACCGATGTTCTTGCGACGTGCCGAAGGCAGCGCCAACGACGTGTAGGTGATGACGCCCGTGCCCGCAGCGACAGCCGCGACCTGCACACTACCGAGCAAGCCGTCGATAATGTGCTTGTCCGCGCGTCGGCCGATGGCGTACACGATAGTACGCGTATAGCCGTTACGCGGTTCGATCATCGCACGAAGCGAGTTCTCGTCAGACACTAGGACTGCGGCATCGGACGAGACCAACGTGCACGCCCGGCGCGAATGCTCAGGATTGAGCACCTGCATCGGGGCAAAAGGTGAAACAACGTCATTCGCCATAACGTTGCCCAGCCGATCGAAATGATCGATCGCACCAGAAACGTTACGGTGAACCATGCCCGGATCGAGATACTTCTCCAACATCGATCCTTCCTGTTGATAGGTCAACAGGAGCATGTCGTGGAACCGCGGAACCCATGTTTGGTCAGCAGTTACGCTCATTGTTTATTCTCGCTGGTGGCGATCACCCAGCGGCCGGGTTCCCCGCACAATGCGGACCCTAGCCTGCGGCATTCGGGCCGTTTCCGGCATCGCTTCGCTCGGTGGACGTCGATGCAACGTTACCCACCTTATGCGTTAACGCTTCCTCGCTTCGTAATCACGAATGTGTTTGGCAACGACTTCGCCGGGCATCCCGACCATTTCTACGATACGATCCTGGCTATAGCCACGCGAATGTGCGTTTTGGATCGCGTCGACGATGGCCGGGTGGTTCACGCTGACACCACGCACGGTGTTTTCACCATCGAACGTGCGCCCTTTGGTGTCCTGATCCTTCGGCTCGTCTGCCATCACTTATACTCCTTTTTACCGTGCGCGGCGGCACGTTTTTCGGACAGCATTATCGCGATTGCTGTCTTCCGCGATTTCACGATTGGACCATGCTTCGATCCAGAGTGGAGCTTCCCACGCTTGAACTTGGACATTACGGCTGTCCAAGGCATAGTCTAACGCCCGGTCCCTGCTAGGATCGTTGGCGTTGATGCGATTTCCACTTGGCCCTTGCCATACGCCTTTTCGTAGAGATCATCCGCTTTCTTCTTAACTGCTGGATCACCACGAAGCCAACCAAGATGATCGGGATGCTTCGTGTCATACATAATAGCTTGCAAGTATTCACGAGCTTCGATCTTCGCTTGCTCGTTACCCGCAGCACCCGCAGCCGTTCCCTCTTTGTTCAACGCTTCCATATATGAACTGTCCTGTTTCATCAATGGCGCTAGCCGCATCAACACCCGGAGGATGCCAGGGTAATCGGCAAAGCCACTGTCGTCAAACATCTTGCGCGCTTCAATGTCTGGAGTGCCATCCGCGTTGCGGAAGATCACACCGATAACTTGTTTGGCTTCCTCCATCCGGGCGTCGGTTTGGTCGCCAAACTCTTTCTTCATGGCTTCTATGCCAGCTTCGTACGATGTGTCGAAGGCTTTGATTCCTTCGGACAACGCTTCCTGATGGAGCGTGCGTAGCTCGTCCATCGCTGCTTTTGTCAAACCATGTTTGATGCCTAATTGACCTAGCCGCCCCGCCCGTTCCTCGTTCCACACCAAGCCCGCGGGTATGTCGGCCGGCGGCTTTATATCATATTCTTTAGGATCGGCAGGCGGCCGGGCGAGGATTCCAGCATCGTACAACTTCGGAAGATGATCCTTGCGCCACGTTTCTACTGCCTTGGTGTCCTTCGCGTCCACCTTCACAGGGATGCGAGCGCCCACCTCTTGATGTGCCGATACAGCTGACTTCAAAAACGTTGCAAAGTCGGGTTGTGACTTTACAAATTCCAACTCCCGCGCCGGCGTAGCCTTACCGCCAACGTCCACAGTTAGGTCAGCGGGCACCACTTCGTCAAACCAAGCCATTGTTACTCTCCACTGTTGCTGGGGGTGGGACTACGTACTTTGCTGGGCGCTGTCCGATGTCAATATTTTCGAGTATTGATTGAATAACCGACCGTCGAGCATCGTGTGCAAGAGCCACATTTGGATCGCTGCTTTCAGAGGTTCTGCAATAAATGTTATCGAGTAGATGTTGTAATACGATTTGTCCGTGAAAGGAGTTGAAGGTGATTGCATAGGCTTGTGCGATGTCCCGTGGCACGGCCGGCCGCCACATGAAGGTGAGCCAACGTTGTATAGTTGTGTTAAGCGGCACCCGGCATTGTCTCCTTTGCAGCTTTGATGAACGGAGCAACCTTGCCAGCCGACTCCGCAGCTAGCGCGATTTGCTCCTGCTGCTTTTGCGCTTGTAGTTCCGCGTCTTTCGCAGTACGGAAGGTTTCGAGTTGCTTTTCGTTGCGCATCCACTTCGCTGGGATGCCACGGTTCCGCGAGACACCGAGAACAACTTCGTCGAAGTCGAACCTGTCGAAGGCGTCAGGTGCAAGATTCGATAGAGGGGCGAGGTCTCCAAATACCATACCAAGCGCTTCCGCATCCGCGCTACGTTGCGCACGTGCGATTGGATTATCGAATTCAATTGCTAACTGTCCTTTCGATCGATTTAGATAGTCATCGAATTGTGGTGGGGGCGGGGCGAAGTCACCGCCAGCCATTTGTGTTGCAAAACAAATCGCGGAAATCCTGTAAAGTAACTCCCATTCGGTACGCCCGTACACGGGACCGAGCAATTGATAAAGGAGATTTAGCTTTTTGGCAAACTCGAAAGCCGTCATCTCCGATTTGTTGACTTCTAGCAACGCTAGAATGTGATCTACGAAGAAGATTTGACGAATTGATTTGCGCAATTCCTCTTCTTTAATCTGCGAGACCTCTGGCCGGGAGCCCGTTTCATACGGCTGTACAACATCGCGGATCGCCCGGCCATGTGTATTCACTGGCAACGGCGCCCCTGGCGTCAACTTGATCGTCCCAAAAATAGAATCCGTGTGATGCATGATTGGAGGCTGGATCTTCAACGCCCAATCCTGCAAGCCCATACGCTTTGCGCTGTTTAGCGTCCAGGTGTCGGGGAACGCAATGTCGCCCCGGCCCCGGCCAAATACCTCTCCTGGTGTTTGCTGATAACGCGGAATAGCGGCAGGGAAAACTCTGTAGCCACTCTCGTAAATAGTTGTCTTAGAATCGAACTCTGTCCAGCAGGAAGCCCAAGGCATTCCTCTAGCTCCATATCCTTGATCGGATTTGGGCCGGGGGTAAATAGAATGGATGAGTCGGAACGGCTTTTCAAGATCCTTCTCCGTAATTGCTTTTTGGATAGATTCGGGGAATTGGCCGGGCGTCATCGATTTCGCGCCCCACCGCTCCTCGATCTTCCCCGCAGTCATCCACCGCTCACGATCAAGCTCATTGATTAGCCCGTCCGGCCCTTCTGCAATAACGAATCTACCTGTCTTTTCAGCCGCGAAATAGAAACCTCTAAATCCTCTAATTGTGGCATTAACAGGTTGCGGGGATTCTTCACCCACGAGGCACCCAGTTCCAAATCCAACAAAATCCAACAAGCACTCAGTGCCTGTCGCATAGAAGAAAGAAGTTGCAAGACGTCGCAAGGTTCTATCTCGGCAATCTTCGAGCCATTCCATGATTGCATCATTGTCTTGCCTTGTATCCATAGGAGCATAGGGAACATAGTTAAGCCAACGCTGGCCGGGATTCATTACCTGGCCGGCGATAAACTGTGACATAAGTTCACCGGCCATTAGCGTTGTACTATCATAGACACCGCGGACCTGGCTATCTCCTACTGACATAGCGCCGTTTATGCCAACACGGCTTGGCGCGATGAAGGGCGCCATACGCGTCCAACGCTGGTCGAACTGGCCGCGCTCCGCAGAGCGGCGATTGAACAACGCAATGCGTTCGGCGCCGTTAGCTGCCATCGCTCTTACACTTTAGCCGCGAGTTGTTGATCTGTACTACGTTCTGTCCGCACACTTGGCAGTATGGCAACTCTTGACTGCCATACACAATCTTGTGGTTTAGGCTGAATGCTACATCGATAAAGAACTTCTCGTTCATGGGAATGCTGCCGTGTAAGCAGCAACGAGGGCCACCCGCGCCGCTTCCTTGTCAGTTTCCGCTGCCGTCAACGAAGCTTGGATACTAGCAAGCTGCAATGTCAACGCATCCACCTGCGTAGCAGCTGCGAAGAGCTGGTCGGCTGCCACTTTAATCGCGTTGTAATCTGCCAATTTCGTTTAGCTCCCGAAATACTGCTTTAGAGCAGGATCACTTTTGTCGGACATGTTCGATGCGATAACTGTTGAACGGTAGCCACGCGATAGCCGCCTACGGCGTTCAGCCTCCGCCCGCGCTTTCTGCACTTCTGGATCTTCCTTTTTAGATGGTGATTGCACCGGCTGCGAGCTACGAACGCCATTGCCACTCATTTACATCACACCCATTGGCACGCTACGCGGATCGAACTCTGTAATCACTTTGACCTCGCGATACTCGGGCAAGCCGGAGAACGTCAACGGCTCGAAGCCACCTTCAACGCCCGTTCGTAGGGCGTCCGCGCCATGCGAATACTGATCGTGGATGGGCTTTTCAAAAATCTGGCGTTGCTCATCGTACTTGCGCGCGTAGCGGATTAGGCATTCGATGCCGCGGGCGCAGCGAGTGCGGTCGAAACGGAACGTGTTGAACTGGCGACGAACCTGCTCGATTGACTCTTGGACGTTTGGAACGCGGCGTTCGACGAAGTGAACGTTGCGAAATCCGATTTGTGTGAAATATTCCTCGGCCGCGCGCCCGTCCCAAGGGAGTACGATGCGTCCATAGAGATAGTTGCGCTTCTCGCGCATCTCATGGGCGGCCCACTTTAGGTCTTTCTGCGCGCCCTCGACGTAGTCGATGAAATGGATCATGCCGTTGTAACGCTGGTAGAACCACATAACCATCAAATCGGACTGCCCGGTCCCTAGATCAAACAAAACGCCTACGGGCTGATTGTATACACACGGGATATCACAAATCCGGTTTTCGTTCTCCGCAACGCGCATGAGATCACCGTAAATGGTTCCGTGCTCAAAACCTGTGAAATCACACCAGTATTCTTCTCGTATATACTCAGGGCGTTTTCCCTCTTTAATTTCAGCTTGGATCTGCTCTGGGGTAACGACCGGGCCTCCATTTTCACCAAATGCATCTCTCCGGGTGTCCTCAACAGTTAGCTTTTGAACAAACCAACCGAGCCTGTTTAACGCTGCGCTATAGAGGTTGTTGCAAGCCATGTTGTAAAGGGCTTGCCCATGATTCTGGCCGTGAGGCGTATAGAGAAAGGCGGCCCAGCCGTTGTTCTCAGCTAGCACTGGAGAGAGGGTTTCCCACGCCCGCGGCATCATTTTGCCGTGAGCCCACTCAGAAAATATAAGGCCAAAAGGATTAGGACCACGCAAGCGAGCAACAGCTTCGTCATCGTCCGCACCCATTATCTGATACATGCCACCGCCGGCCTCTGCACGCAATTCTACGATCATCTCATCGTTAATCTTGCGTTTGACAATCTCCGGAGGGAAACAAGCGTCGACCATGTTTATGGTAACGGTCCGGCCGTGCTCATTGACAATCTCTACTTGGTTGTTCCAAAAGTCGCGGCGACCTTGGTTTAGGGCCGGGAATATGTGGAAGTAGACGCCCGGACGCAACAACATCTCTTCGAGGCAGAAGGTTGCGCCATTTCTGTCTTTGCCAGCGCGGCGGTGCCACAAACACAAAAAGCGTCTGCACCCCGCCTTTCGCGCTTCGCGCATCTTCTTCTGATAACTTCGAGCGTTGAAGAAGTAGCGTTCGCTCACTTCGGCTTAACCTTCACATCCATCGACACGATAATCGTAAAAGTCGCCAACGCGCCACAACTGCAACGCGCAGTCTGCGTAAAAGGGTCTTGGATCGTCATGTCCACATGCGGTCCAGGGTAATGGGTGTTGTGTAACACTAGCCAAGCCTCTAACGCAGCTGCGCGTCGCAGGGTTGATGCCCACATCAACCTCCCGTATGGGGTGTCCACTATTCATCCTTGAACATATCTCGATACAATTCGGTCTTGCTCTTTAAACGAGTGCGCATGTTTATAACTTGCGGTGACTCGTCTAGAACATTTGCAGTAGGGTCACGAATCACCGCAAGCATGCCCACCTTGGGTTTTGTCTGTTCTTGAATTATCACTTCATCGGCAGCCTCTCTTTCTGGAGGCGCAATGGCGCCTTGGGTAGCCGCACCAACTATGATCTTGTAACGCCCGGTCTGGGGATCGATCTCCAACGCTACTGCGGTGCCCATCTGCTTCGTTTCCGCTTCTTTATGATAGGCACCAACAACTGAGAGAACCTTGTCGATCGCTTGCAACCTAGCGATATTGTCAACGTAGGTTCGCTTCGAAACTACCCGGCCCTTGTCAGTGAAATGCTTGACGCGCGTAGCGTCCAATTGCTCATCAAGACGAGTAAACGTCTTTTGTAGCAATCCATCAGGAACGGCCGTCCGACGCCATAGCCGGTCACGGATTGCATCGACGTTGAATGCTAGAGTTTCGCGTCTAGCCACTAGCTTGTCTCATTATATGTTGGATTGCGCTGTTAACGCGCGAGCCTTTCGGGCGCCCGCGCCTCCCGCGAAAGAAGTGAGCGCCCGCCTCTGCGTTGATTGTCATGTCACGAATGCGTAGAATCTCACGCCCGGTAAACATTCGCTCGGAACGGCGTTGCCCTTTGCGATAAACGCCCGGAAACTCTGCACGATGTTTGTGCAAAAATTGATAGAAGGCCGTATCCGAAGGCATTGGAATCATTTCGCAAGCTACAGCTAGCCTAAAGATTGGCGCGTCTAGATCAACTATTTGTTGCAGCAAGTCTTCTACAGGTGTCATTCACCCGGCCCGGGCGTCAATTGCATGATGGATTTGTCCAGGAAGAAGGTTGATTTGTCACCGCAGTCCCATTCGATAACGCCTGCGTATGGACCCCCGCCCCCGGTCAACTTGCCTTTTCCACTACAACGGAGTTTAAAATGCGTCGCGCAGCCCAGCAACAGGATGCAAAC